GTATCAAAAGATTACGAAATACCAAATTAATAATAAAATTAAAAACATAAACACCTAAGGGGGGTCTGACAAATACCAACCCCTCCTGATATCGCTACCCTCCTCAAAAATTCCCCGGTGGTAAAATCTGACAGTGTGTTTAACTTTATCCCAACATTTAAAGAGATCCATAAGCAATTAGATTTTCTCTCAGTAAGTATGTTCTTGACGGTTCTTACTTATGATTCTCCCTTTCGCTAATTGTTGTATGGATCGCTTTAAATGTTGGGATAAAGTATTAATAAAGTGTAGCATAACTATATGAAAGGGGATAGCAAGTATGGCAAAAGTAAACGGTACACAAATACAGTCTAGAGGTATGCGCCCGGCACTTACGCCAGAGGCTAGAGAAAATCAATTAGTATCGCGAGCAATGGATTTAGTAGAGCAACGATTAATGGATGGGTCTGCATCATCACAAGAGACGACACACTTCTTAAAAATTGGAAGTAGAAAAGAAACTTTGGAACGAGAAAAATTAGAAGAGGAAAATAAACTTCTAAGAGCAAAAACAGAAAACATAAAATCACAAAAAAGAGTTGAAGAACTTTATAAAGAAGCTCTTGACGCAATGCGAAATTATGCCGGACAAGGTGATCCTGATGAATATTAGAACGTATTCAGAATTAATAACAATACCAACTTTTGAAGAACGATATCAGTATTTAAATTTGTTAGGTAAAGTTGGAGAAGCAACATTCGGATCACAAAGATATTTAAATCAAATACTTTATAACACCGACGAATGGAAATCATTACGAAGGGATATAATTATTCGAGATAAGGGTTGCGATTTAGGAATGTATGATCGAGAAATAAAATCGAGAATTGTTGTACATCACATGAATCCAATAACAATTGATGATATATTAAATAGGAATCCTAAAATATTTGATCCAGAAAATTTAATAACATCAGCACATATGACACACGAAGCCATTCACTATGGCAACGAAGACTTACTAGATAAGCCAATAGTTGTTCGACGTGAATATGACACATGCCCATGGAGGCAGTAATTAAAGGAGGATTTAAAATGCAAGAACAAGAAATTATGAACGATGGTGTTACGCCAATAGTTGAACCAGCAACAGAACCAGTAGTAATTGACGCTAGTAAAATTGATGTTTCTGGAATTACAAATGTTGATACTATAACCGATGAAGATAATAATATTACAACTGGATCAATAGACACATCTATTCATGTAAGTGAAACCGTAGGAGTAGTTACAAATTGTGTTGCTGTATATGTTAGAAAAACACCATCACTTGTTGGTGATATACTTGGCGTACTTAATATTGCGACTTCAGTAACAATAAATAAAATATTATCTAACGATGAGTTTTATAGTGTTATGACTTCAGAAGGCATTAGAGGTTATTGTAAAAAAGAATTTATTACGTTAAAATAATAAGGAGGAAGATATGGAAAGTATTCTTAATTCTATCAAAAAGTTATTAGGGGTTTCAATAGAAGACACAAGTTTTGATGTTGATATAATTAGTAATATAAATTCCGTATTGATGATATTAAATCAACTTGGCGTTGGTCCAACCGAAGGTTTCTTTATAAAAACTTCAGAAACTAAATGGTCTGATTATGTTACTAATGTATTTATAGCAGAAGCAATAAAAACATATGTATATTTAAAAGTTAAACTTGTATTTGATCCGCCAACAAGCACGTCATTAATCGAAGCTATGAAAGGTTCAGCACTAGAATACGAATGGCGGATTCAAGTATGGGCAGAGTCAAACACAACGACACAATAGGAGGTGTAAAAAATGAACGGTAACGAACGATTTGGATATAATTCATTATGTCATGTTGGCATACCAGGAATGCATTGGGGGCATAGAAAGGGATCGAGTTCCAAGACGAAGTCATCAACAACAAGTGCGCCAAAAGTAAGACGAAAAATAAAAGACATAAGTGATGCCGAACTTAAAACAAAAATTGGTCGTATGCAAATTGAGCAACAATATTATCAACTATCAAAGAACAGAGTCCAGACTGGAAAATCGTATGCAAAGAGTGCATTGGCTACGGGAACAAAAATTGCCGGAATAACAAGTACTGCATTAGCATTGTATACAAATGCAAGCAAAATTAAAAATATTTTTGAATCAATTAAAAAGTAATGAGGTGATATTATGGCATTGTCTAATACCGCCACACCTAAATATTATGGCCAATTTAGAGATGCCGTAATGAATGGTGAAATACCAGTAAACAAAGAAATAGCTATGGAAATGAATCGCATTGATGACCTTATTGCCAACCCTGGAATATGGTATGATAATCGAGCCGTTGAAGGATTTGTTCAATATTGTGAAAACGAACTTACATTAACGGATGGTGAAGATCTAAGATTATTAGATTCGTTTAAACTATGGGGAGAAAGTATATTTGCTTGGTATTATTTTGTAGAACGTAGTGTTTTTGAACCATCAATTGACGGACACGGTGGTCATTATGTTAAGAAATCTGTTAAAAAAAGATTAGTAAATAAACAATATTTAATCGTAGCAAGAGGCGCTGCAAAATCAATGTTCGCCGCTTGCATACATAGTTATTTTTTAAATGTTGATACATCAACAACGCATCAAGTAACAACTGCGCCAACAATGAAGCAAGCAGAAGAAGTACTATCGCCAATAAGAACATCTATTGTTAGAGCACGAGGGCCATTGTTTAAATTCCTTACAGAAGGATCGTTGCAAAATACGACAGGGTCAAAAGCAAATAGAACTAAACTAGCATCGACTAAAAAAGGTATACAGAACTTTCTTACAGGATCAATGCTTGAGATTAGAGCTATGAGTATAGATAAACTACAAGGATTAAACAGCAGAATAAATACTGTGGATGAGTGGTTATCTGGAGATATACGAGAAGATGTAATTGGTGCCCTAGAACAAGGTGCGTCTAAAAATGAAGATTATTTGATACTTGCTATTAGTTCAGAAGGAACGGTTCGTAATGGTTCTGGTGATACTATAAAACTTGAGTTGGCCGACATATTAAAAGGCGATTATATTAACCCTCATGTTTCCATATGGTGGTATAAGTTAGATGATATTACAGAAATATCAAATCCAGATATGTGGATAAAAGCAAATCCAAACTTAGGACGAACTGTTAGTTATGATACGTATCAATTAGATGTTGAACGAGCTGAAAAAGCACCAGCATCTAGAAATGATATACTAGCAAAACGATTCGGTATTCCAATGGAAGGATATACATATTATTTCACATACGAAGAGACATTACCACATAGAAAAAGAGAATTTTGGAATATGCCTTGCTCAATGGGCGCCGATTTATCTCAGGGTGATGATTTCTGTGCATTCACATTCTTATTCCCATTGAAAAATGGTGAGTTTGGCGTCAAGACTAGAAATTATATATCATCATTAACATTAAGTAAATTACCAGCAGCGATGCGAATAAAATACGATGAGTTTATGATTGAGGGAAGTCTTATAGTTTTAGATGGTACAGTTTTAGATATGACCAATGTATATGAAGATCTGGACGAGCATATTATTGAAAAGGGTTATGATGTTAGATGTTTTGGTTATGATCCATACAATGCAAAAGAATTTGTATCTAGATGGGAACTTGAAAATGGTCCTTTTGGTATTGAGAAAGTTATTCAAGGTGCTAAGACAGAATCTGTTCCATTGGGTGAACTTAAAAGTTTATCTGAAGAAAGAATGCTTATATTTGATGAGGGGTTAATGACCTTTACAATGGGTAATTGTATAACATTAGAGGATACCAATGGAAATAGAAAGTTATTTAAAAAGAGATACGAACAAAAGATCGATGCTGTATCTGCCCTAATGGACGGATATGTGGCATTCAAACTTAACAAAGATGCGTTTGAATAGGAGGATGATTAACAATGTGGCAATATAATAATACCGAATTATACCATGTTGGTGTACCCGGCATGCATTGGGGGTACAAAAAAGGAGTAGCATCATCAATTCCAAAAGTAAAAAAAGTAAAAAAAGTAAAAAAACATTTCGATCCGAAAAAAGTAGTTAATGGTAAAAATTTCGCACAAGCGTCAAGTTCTAGATTAACTAATATAGTATTAGGTAGTATTGCAGGAGCAATATTAGTTAAACGAGGACATGTTGAGGTTGGCACATATCTAACTAAACTTAATACTCTTTATAATGCTGGTGGTATGGTTGGAGAATATCTTAATAGAAA